ATAAATAAAGATAAAGATAATATTAAATATATTAATCTAAATAAGATAATAAACTACCTATTCTATAATACATGGGTAGATATTACTGATGAAGATGATATCACAGATAAGATGACTAAGGAATACTTTACAAGAGTTTATCCTAACGTGGATCGTAAAGATATATTCCCTAAAACAAATACGGAAGATCTAAATCTTAATATGACTATCGAAGAAGTATATATCGAAATGACTAAGATACTTAGATTCTTCATGTATAACCGTAGAGGAGAAAATAGAACTATCTTTATATTGGATAAATCTCTATACGCATACTTAGTAGATCAATATCCTAACTTAGTTAATTATGCTACAATGTATTTTGGATCTATGGCTATAGCAGTATATAAGACATATAGTAAAGAGATTCCTCAAGAGTATGATATCATTAGACGATTATCTGACTTAAAAGAGTATGCTACAAGAGAGCATATGAGTATTGGAGCTGTTGGTGGTATTATTGGTACCATGGATGGTAATATGATGGTACAATATGGAATGCATCCAAATTCCTTTACTGGAGAGAAAGATGGATTAGGTATTGTAGAAGATAAGAAGAAGACTAAGCTACGGGTTAAAGAAGATAATGAGAAAACTGAAATCGTAGATAAAGAACCATTCTTACAAGATAAATTCTATATGTCCTATCGTCATAAGAAAGATAGAGTTACTTGGGAGAATGCAGTTAACTTATATGAAGAAATAACTGGTAAAGTTATGCTATCTAAAGACCAGTTAGCATATGATGATGACTTTGAAGAAGTTAATCTTGATAAAGAGAATAAACTTCCACTTCTAAATGCTATCTATACACTAGAATCTGAGTTATATGATGATTCTTTACCTATAGTGGATATTATGGATCTCCAAGTAGCTAAAATCAAGCTTAGAGAATTCCCTGAGGGTACTGCTATCATGGAAGACTCTAATGGATACTTTGCTGTTGACCACTCTACAGGTATTAGAACTAAACCATATAAGAGTATTTTAGAGATTGAAGCTCCAGCTTTTGTTAAGGCTAAAGAGATGCTTACTCAAGATGATGATACTCAAAGTACTAATAATAAAAAAGCTAGAGAGATCAATGCCTCTGGATTATATAAAGTACTTGATGATAAATACTCTTCTGAAGAACAGTTGATGGATGACTGGAATGATTACAATAGTCTATCTGCTGATATGAAACGTCATAGTGATGATATGTCTATCGAGATCTATGGTAAGTCTAATGTAGATAGATTCAAAGAGTTACGTAATAAATATCTTAACTCTGAGATACCATATAATGATTTAGCATTATCTGAATCAGCATTACGTCTATCTGACCTAGATAGAGCTAGAGATTATGGTATTGAACTACGTGGTAAGAAGAGAGAGATTGAATATCTTAAAGATTGGTCTCTAAACTCTGGTATCTATATCATTCTACCATGTGATACTGAAGAAGAATTAGATTCTCAATGGAATAACTTACAATCTATGGATATCTCATTAATTCGTATATCTGATGCTAGACTAATGGAGGTGTTTGGATGTAATAATGAGACTATGTATAACTTCCTGAAGAGTGTATTTACTAATAATGGATTTGATGACTTCTATTATATTCCTATGATAGAGAGTGCATATACATTTGACCCACTTAAAGTGGTAGAATTACCATTAGACAGTCCATTCTTTATCCCACATGAGATCGAAGTATTTAAACGTAATAGTACTTTCGGTAATATTCCTGAGAAATGGAAAGCTAAAGCAGATCAATGGCTTAGAGATTATAAGAAAATATATGAAGGTAAATCTTATGATAAGAGAGTCATATCTGAATGGGTTCAAACAGTACGAGAATTATCTTATAGATATAAGCAAAATCCTACTGATGAACTTAAACAAGCTTTACTAGAGTTTGGTTGGAGTCCATATATGGAATTCAATGACTCTAATAGAGTTAAAGCTCATAATAGATCTAATACATTATGTCATAGAAGTATGACTAGACGTCTACTTATTGAAAAGGGTATTGGATTTGAATTCAACCGTAAAGGTGATCTATTCATCAATAACTTCTTAAAGAAAAAAGATTACCAATCTCAATATATGGAAGCTCATAGACTCCTAGTTGAGTATGATAAGTCTAAGAATATTGATAGTATGAAATATGAATTAGCTAAACTATACTTCTTATCCAATAAGATTCAAGAAGATCTTATTGTAGCTAAGAGAGATAAGGCTAATACTAAGAAACTAACTGATATTAGAGCTAGAGTATTGAATGATTTCCATAAATATATTAAAGTAGTACTTAAGAATGATAAGCATTTCAACTTCTCTAACTACTATCAACGTAGTGAGTTTAGTGATGACTCGATTGTTATCAAGTCTCCTACATTAAAGTATACTGGAAAGTATGCAAAAGATATTCTAAGAATGCTATAATATAATGAGTCCTACTTACTTGCTAAGTAGGACTCTTATAATATGATTTGCTCATATATTATAGTCTTGACAGGAGGTGATTATAGTGAATATGTATAATGTCGGTCAAAAGCTTTGTAAGAAAGATATGTTCGGTCAGATAACTGAGATGTATCGAATAGTATCTTGTAAAGACAAAGACTTCTACAAAGTTACTCCCATAGTAGGGGATAAATTACTTATCAGTAAGTTTGATAATGATGAGTATATTGCACTCGAAGTTCATTGTAAGATGTTTTTCGAGATATGTACATTAAAGAATGGTGAGAAGGAGTTATGTATCAGTATATATAACCCATATGAAGCCATTAACTATCCAACTTATGCTAGTAGATTAAACTTCCAAGGACCTAGCTCTAAGAAGTTTGGTAAGCATATCTGTAAGTATGATTTTGATAGGGATAATAAAGCCTATAAGAGAGCATATGATCTACTAATGCATGATATTGATCACAAGGATTATGTATTTAGTGTAGACTTGTATTTAAATGATCCACTTAAGAATATTGTATCCTTTGTTAAGATGGACCAGAAGATTTGTGATACTTTTATTTCCATATGTGACAAGTATGAGTTAGAATATGACAGTATTGATCAAGCTATTAAGATTGGTCTACAGAATATTCTATTCATGTATTGGTTCCACTTTAACTTTAGTGTATATACTGTACTATTTGAAGTTAAAGAAGGCGCTCAATTACGTCCTGGTGATTTGTTTACTTTAGAAGCAATCATTAGAGAACGTATTGTGGACTATAAGATTGTAGAATACTACCATGATATTATCCTATCTAAAGCTAGAGGTAACTTCTTCTTTATCCAAGATAAGAATGATAGAACCTTTATAGTTAAGTTTGTGGGTATGGATGACCTACCAGGGTTACACGTATTCTAAATCAAAATATATCCATATATTATATTCGTGATTAGGAGTTAACTACACTTCTAACAGTAGAATAATTCTTTTATTTTAATAGGAGGTTTAGACATGTCAAACCAATTTATTAACCAACAACAAGATGGTGGTTTCCAAACATTAGCTGAGGTATTGCAACGTGCATCTAATACACGTGACAATAAACCAGAAAAAACGGAAGCTACTAAGAAGTTTGAGTTGAAAATCACTCCAGAGAAATTTGAAAGTGATTTCAACACAAAAACAATCTCTACTTCCGAGATCTGTGAAAAACTTACAGAACGTTTAGGTTCTGTATTCTCCGACTATGTAGGTTGTAAAGATATCATCTTTACTAATAGCCCACAAATCGGTATTAGCTTAGTATTCGAGTATAGTAACAGCAACAATGATCAAGATACTCGTATTAAAGCAGTAGAACGTTTTGGCTTAGATAACATCGGTGAAAACGCTACTACTAAAGAACTAGAAATGGTTTCCCGTTTCAATGGTATCTCTTCCATTAAAGCTGCAGCTCAAAATGGTAATATTACTGAAACTACTATGGGTATTCGTTTATCTAACGATGCTATCGAAATTCTTAAAGACATCGTGATTAACTTCATCGGTGGCGATAATAAGAACCATGATAACTTCCGTAAACAATGTATTTCCTACGGGTTATCCAGCGATGGTATCAATAGCTGTATTATTGTAAATGGTGCTACAGTTGAATCCGTATTAGGTTTCATCTATGGTGATCAATATGACTATGCAGTAATCCCTGGTGCACCTGTAAGCACTAACAACTACTTTGGTCGTCTATTGGAAGTAAAACAATTACATCCAGACGTAACTAAAAAGTTGTTGAAAAAATACGTAAGTCGTCAAGTAGTAAACGATGGTTTATACCGTCCTATCCGTTAATAAAAAATTAATCTGACTGGGGATTAACCTCCCCAGTCTATTTATTTTTTGGAGGCGAATAGAATGGAATTTAAATTCAATATCAATCCAGATGGTATCGATGAGGTATTTGATGAAAGAGGTAACTCTATTCTAAAGATCTCTGAGATGAGCTGGAATGATAGAGCTTATAAAATAGAACTACGTAAGTGGGTAGTTCAGTCTGATGGAAGTATGACTCCTAATAAAGGTTTCTCTTTCTTAACTGATCAAGGCCCACATGATTTGACTCATATCCTTTTAGAGAAAGGCTATGGGGATAATCAAAAGATTAAAGAAATCATGGAATCCCGGGGCGTTGATCTAAACGTTCCTATTAATGAGAAGGAAGTAAAGGAAGACTCTCAGGATTTCTATGATCCTGAGGCTCTATTGGGTGAATAAAATGTACGACTATAAACAGATCGATACTCTATATGATATCAAAAAGAAAATGTTGGCTTCTGGATACTGGGATGAGAACTATACTAAAGCGTTCCCAGATTTTCAGTTCTGCACTGAGGGTAGATATGTATGGCAAGAGAATAATGATTCAGAAGATGAAGTATTTATCTCTAATATAGAAACTATCTACACTACCGATAAGGACAAACTTGTAGAAATTCTAGGTTCAGTACACTACAAATTCTTAATGGATAACATTGGTCTATTCCATACTGTTTATAGGATCAGTCAGAACCTAGTAGTAACCTTAGTTTAAATATTTTTACTTTTAGAATGATTCTTTCTTAACACATACAATCGTTCTGATAATTTTTACACACGCAATGACTATAATAAATATCCCCATAGGAGCTCAACTCCTATGGGGCTGTTTTCTTTTTTATTTTTTATTTGTACATTGCATGAACTTCTTGTTCATTCAACTCAAAACCAAGTGCTTCAGATAGTACTAACATAGTTAGCATACATTCAGCAGTTTCTACAATCTTATCAGTATCAATAGTTTTAGATTCTGTTAAGTATGCAGTATGGTTTTCATTAATTACACGTTTAGCTAAATGCTTAACCATGCTTTCTAGAAGGTTCTTCTTAGAGGACTTTAGGTCATGGATTTTTCGTTTAGCGTTGATAATCATAGACTCCTTGATGTCCTCAGCTACATCAGCATTTGCTGCTTTGATATTAGCTACTTTTTCTTTTACTTCATCAAGGATCTCTTTGATTTGTTGTTTATCTTCAACATTGGAAGCAATGAAGTCTTCTACGTTATTAGCAACGTGGGATTGTACCATAGCACCAACGTCTTGGATTTCTTCTTTTTGTTGACCCATTTTGTCAATGAAAGAATCTTGATATTCAGGGTCTACATTAACATCAGCCAACTTAGTATCAGGGTTAGTAAGCTTATCTTCATTAGCTTTAACTACATCATCTGTAGATTCTTTAACAGCTTTAGCAATATCAGCTAAGAATAAAGACTTACGGTTAAGAGTACGTAGAATATTTTCTACACCATTCTCTTTAATGAAGCCATGGATTACAGTATCACGGATTACATTAGTAGATTCCTTTTGGAGATCTGGAATCATACATTCGTTATAGATGTATTTGATAGCTTCAGTTAGGAAGTGCTCTTTAATAGCAGCCTTAGCATTGATACGAAGATTTTTAAATCTATTAGAACGAGCTAAAGCACTTTCAGTCATTACATCATTTACTTCAGGAATGATGGTCTTGGACTCGTTAAGTTGTTTCTCGAGAACGTCTTTCTCAGCTTGTTTTACCATCTTAAGAGTAGCAGACTCTCGAATTTGTTTTCTAGAAAAATGCATCTTTTCTATGCTCCCTTCATTAGAATAAAGAGGATGCAGCAGAGTCTGGTAGACTTTCAGTTACATCGTCAATTTTATATTTTTCTTTTTCATCTTGTTTTACATTTGCTTCAGCTTTATTAGTAGCCTCTTTAGCATCGACTGCTAGGAAGTCAGCAATCTTACGGAAACGATCTACGTATTTACGTTGTTCGTTTGCCGTTTTAGGGTCACCAGCTGTCTCTAATCGTGCAGCATTTAAAGACAACATCGCAATTTGAGTTTCAAAGTACTCAGCTACACTTGCTCTACAGTAGTAGAAGTAATAGATCAATTCACGCATGATCGGAACGATAGTAAAGATAAGACCAATGCTTACACCGATAATAGCTAATACAGATGTACCAGCTAAGTTCTTAGCACTTACTTTGATTAGGTCATTCAATACTTTTTTAAGTTTACCACCTTTGCAGAGGTTATTGAATTCTGCTAAAGTTTGTAGTTGAAGAAGTTCTTTACTCTTAGATACACCAACTCTGTCTACAGATACTTCAATAGATTTAGTTCTAGGATCTACAATGAAGTCAATAGTAGAAGAGATGAGAAGAGATACAGAACTGATTACAGACAATGCTGTAGTATTATATAATACAACACCAAGGCTAGTATTAGTTAAGAAACTACGTTGGAATTCATTCTTTAATTCCACGAGGTTATTGATAGCTTCAGTGATAGTATTAATATAAGTAAGAGGTTGCTTGTATTCTTGATAGATTTGTTTCATATCAGTAATAGCTTCAGTAACCATATCGATATTATCGATTTTAAGGAAGTCACCTTTAGATTGTGGAATAGTACCAAAGTCTACATCAGTAACTTTAGCTTCAATCTTTTCATAAAGTCTATTAGTTATACCCAATAGGACTTCACGTTGTTCAGCTTCATTGACTACACCAACAGAGATATATGTCTCTTTATCAGTAAGATCCATTAACTTGCTGGCTTCAACGAATTCTTTTAGTTTATAGCTTGCCATTCTTATTTACCCCCAGCTAATAATTGGATCATTTGTTTATAGTCCATTTTATCATCACGTTTTAGAGTTTTGAAAGTATAAGTTTCATACTCATCATCACCAGTGTCAAAGATGAATTTAGCAGACTCAGTAGAATCATCAACGATAACGATACCAACTAAGTTATAGTCATCCATTAACTTACGAGCTACACGGGAATCAGAGATATCGATATCTTCCATTTTACGAAGCATCTCTACATCATATGCAGACATCATCAATGTAGTGATTGCAGTCGCATCATTACGAGCAGACATGAACCGATTGAGTTTAGATGCAATAGCGCGACGTTCTAATACTTTCCAGAGTTTAGAAGAAGAACCACGGTTAGTATTGGATACAGCATCAATTTTAGCTTTCTTAATAGCGAATACGAAGTCTCTCCAGAATTCGATTTCACCACTTGTAGCTTTGATTAAGTTATATAAGCTGAAGTTGTAGCTACGTTTAGATACGATATGATTAGCAATATCAGCAGAATCTACACAATAGATTTTAGTTTTAATACCAACATATGCATCTACAGTGATAGGATCATTATTATCATTAGTGCTAATGAATTGAATTTGTAGTAAAGTAGGTTGTAATTCGTTAGATTTCTTATAGTCTTGATCTTTTGCCAGATGTGAAATACCATTGGTTCTAACATCAGTTAAATCATTAATTCTAGATTGAAGATTGTCTCTATCTTGACGCATACGGTTATAACGTCTAGACCCAGCTTGAACTATACGACGAGCTCTTTCATCATTATCCGAAGCTTGTTGTTTAGCAGCATCTCGTTCATGCTCTGCTTTATGTTGAGCGTAACGTGCATCTCGAACTTGATTTCTGCCCTTGAAATAGCCACTGAAATCGTGTTTACCATCTTGTATATCTTTAAGTGCTAGAGCTGTACCAAGAGCATTTAATTGAGAATTAGTATATTCTTCGCCAAATTCTTCTTTTATAGGTCTAGTTGGAGATTGAGGTTTGGTGATAAGATGATTAATAGGTTTAGAGTGTAAACGTTCTTGTTTAAATGCTTCATATACAGCTTTAATTTCAGCTGCATCGAAAATATGATTAGCAGTAGCTTCTTGACTGATTGCGAGATAATCATCAACATCAAAGAAGCTAGATAAATCTAAGTTACTATGAACATTTTTAAGATGATCGATCGCATCTTTAGAAGATGTAATAGAAATAGCAGATAATAGCATTTGAGTTAATGTAACAAACTTACGCTCTAATGCTCTACCAACTAATTGCGCAGATGCTGGATCTACGGTATTAGAAGCCATGACAGGAAATGTCATAGTCAAATCTTTATTTGCTCGAGTAATAGACTTGATGGATGGATTCTTCTTAGATATAAATTTACCTATTTCAGAATTATCAGCAACGTCTAAAACATCTGTAATTAAATCCTTAAGGATCATTTAAAGTACCTCCTTATAGTATCATATATGACTTTAATCTTATGTTAAAATGGGTAAATAAGAAAAAAAATAAAGCATACAGATTTTTCTTAAGTTTATCTGAAAAATCTTCTATTCATACGACTAATTGTAGATGAATACTTCCTTGTAAGATCACGATCTTTAAGATCTGATATTAGAGAGTTATATAATTGAACAACCTTATTATAATCATCCACTGGGACAAGAACCATATTAATATTATCCTTGTCAGACCGGATTGCAATTGTATATACATTACTTGAGTAGATTGCTTCTCTTAATTCTTTTAACTCACTATCTCTAACTTCGATATAGTCTCTCATAATCATCAGCCTCGCTTTAAATAGTATAGTAAAACAAATAACTGAAAGCTGTGATATAAGAGAATCTATATGCTTTATCCTATTTCACTATAATAATATACAATTACGATAGAAATTAGCTATTTTAACATATGATTAAATTAAATACGAAAGGAGGGAATATGCTTGGCTGATGATAAGAATGTCATTAATGATATAGCCGATGCAGCTCCTGCTGTTGGTGGTGCTATATTAGATGCTGGCACTGGTCTTAATAATGCAAGTGCAGCTGCTGGTTCTGCAGTTGGTAATGCGATAAATAATGCTGCTCCAGGGGTTGGTACCGCTATAGGTAACGCCGCTCCCGGTGTAGGATCTGCAATCGGTAATGTAATTGGCGGTGTAGGCTCAGGTGTAGGCGGAGTAATATCCGGTATAGGTACTGGCATTGGTAATGCAATAAATTCTGGCTCTAGTTCTAATAGCCATCAAACTTCCCCTAGTAAACCAAAACCATCTTCTTCTAGTGGATCTAGTAATAGTACTTCTAGTACTACTATTGGTAAAGCTATAGATGGAGTTATAGATAAAGGTAAACAAGCTGTATCTGATCAAGTAGATGCTGCTACCGGCTACGTCTACGATAATACAATAGGTGCAGTCGAAAAGGGTATAACTAATATAGGCAACTCAGTTGTCAATTCAATAGAAGGTATTGGTAATAAAGCTGATGAGCTTATTACTAAACCAAGTGTACTTGATCAAAGTACTAGACCTACAGTTGATGAATCAAGTGCTGGGTTATTAGAATATGTAAAATCCCACGGTCTAGGTATAGGGGCTGCTCGTGTATCTCAAAATGAAAAGTATAATAAGTTTGCAAGATATGAACGATTGGATCCACATAACTGGCTAGGTAGTACTAGAGAGTATATATTCTTTACTACACCAGATTTACAGTTGTTTAAGAATAATACATTGAATGAGTATGTAGCTAAGAACTCACTTATGGTTGAAGCATATAAGAGATATACTGAAGTATTGAAAAGCTTAAGTTACTCTGCTTGTGGTAAACCATTTGTAAACCTTTTATCTAACTATAAACGCTCTAATGTAGATATTCCTGATATTAATACATCTAGTGATTATGAGACTTCCAAGAATATTCTTGGATCATCTATATTCTATCGTGGTACTTCATATGAAGCTGATGAGAATCATGAATTCTCTGTTGAATTTGAAGATACTAGATACTTAGAAGTATATATGTGGTTTAGATTGTTTGATGAATATGAACGAATGAAGCATTATGGTTTGATTGATTTCGTTGATGATTCATATTTAGATAATAAGATCATTCATGACCAAATGGCTATGTATAAGTTCATAGTTGGTGATGATGGTGAATCTATTATTCACTACTCTAAATACTATGGGGTATATCCTAAGAATGTCCCTCGTGGTACATTCTCTGACTTGCCTGCAGATGGTAATATTAAATTTACTATTAACTTTAAATCTTCTTTCGTTGAGGACATGGATCCTAATATAATTCATGACTTTAATGAAGTTGCAAGAAAGATTCCAGCTGGTGATCCAAAGCTAGGTGGTTATATAGATAGATTTGGTGGATGGAGTGGGGAGTTCATGCAACGTCCTTATATCTTAATACCAAATTCTGCAGTTAACATTGCAGGTGGTACTGGTGGTAAAGCAGTTAATGCCGCTACTGAGACTAGTGGGTCTGCATATAATAAGGTAATGGATACTGTTAATAATCTTAAAGAAGCTAAAGAGGCTACTGCTCAAGCAGAGCAAAGTGCTAATAGATTCGTATATTATCAAGATCCTAAATACTTAGTAAACTATGGATATAATGATCTATTACCAAATAAAGGTTTCTATAAACTCAAATGGGAGGGATAAATAAATGGCATCTGATGCAGTATCAGTCAATCGGACTCTCAGATCGTACAAAGAGACTGTATTGAATACAGTTGAAAATGATACTCTACTTAATGCCAATATATATGATATACATCAGTATATTGAGAATATTAAGAAGAGATATGTAGATGAAGATGATATTACCCTCTCTATGGGTATCTTTGGCTACCTAGGTGATGTTAATTCTAATGCTTTGCAAAATGCTGTAACTATGGCTGCAGAGTATTCTAATGAAGCTATTCCTATAAAGGCTAAATTTGAAAAGAACGTTATTTCTCATGCACTAATGCTTGGGATTAATAAGATCTTTGCTGAACCGGCTACTATGCAAGCTATGTTTATTTTTTATGAAGATGAGCTTATCTTGAATACAGTATCCGATACATTTAGATTTGACCGTGAGGTTAAAATCATGGTAGGGGAATATGAATTCCACTTACCATATGATTTGATAGTTAAACGTATCGAACTCCCTACAGGTGAATTCATCTATACGGGGATGTATGATACAACTCAAACTAATCCAATCATTACTCGTAATTCTATTGATGTTGATCCATATCTAAAGCCTACTATTCGTTCTCAAATTGATGGACGTAGTGTAATCATGCTATTAGTAGACTTACGTCAATATGAATTCACAACTTATCATAAGACTATCATTACATCTAATCCATTAGAATCCAAGATGCTTCAATTTGAATTTGATAATCAAATGGCAGGATTTGATATTGATGTAAAGGAATATGATAGACCTTTAAGAAAGCTTACTCCAGTATATAATGGTTTGAATACAGATGGTATAACTAACTTCTGTAACTATACATATATTGATGCTTCTACTATTCGAGTTATGTTTGATAATACATCTTACTTACCAACTGCGAATACTGAAGTTACTGTAAACTTATATACCTGTCAGGGTGCTAAAGGTAATATCTCCTATAAGGATAGTATCTTATTTAGAGTCAACTCTAATAATATAAACTATGATAGATTGAATCTAATGGTTATTCCGACTACTGATTCCCAATATGGTGTCGATAAAAAGTCTATTGCTGACTTAAAGAAATTGATTCCTAAAGAGGCATTAGCTCGTGGTAGTGTAACCAATAGTACTGACATCAATAACTACTTCAATACTATTGATGATGAAGATAATAAGTTATTCTTCTTTAAGAAGATGGATAACCCATTAGCTCGTCTATATTATGCATTCGTTCTAATGGACTCTCCAACTAATATTATTCCTACCAATACTATTCCGATTGAAGCAATCAGACGAGACTTTGATAATATTTCAAACTCTAACTATATATTGACTGCTGGTAATCTAATCAAGTATGATGGTAAGTCTAATGCTACAATTGCATATCAAGCAACTAAAGATGAGATTGATATAGCTAGAAAGAATTCTTTCTTATACATGAATCCATTCATGTGTATCATTAATAAGAAACCTCTATATGTATCTTATTATATGAATATCATGGATGTGAATAAGTTACTAGAGTTTACTTATGTAAATCAAGACTCTAAAGTTCAGTTTATTGCTAATAAACTACATTGGGGTCGTCACTATTTGGATAATCGTGATAGCTATATTGCTGATGTACCGATCATGCAGAATATCCAATCTGATATTGGTCTAATTCATAAAGATGATCCACTTGATCCAAATAAAGTAACAGGTGCTGATGTTAAAGTCTTAGCTGTATTTTATAGTGATGATAAATATCAAGTACCTTATCGTTGGGCTGAAGCTAAATTGGTTAATTATGATGAGTCAACTTATCTAATGGACTATAGATTCAAGCTAACTACTGATAATAAGATTGATAAAGATATTAAGCTTAAGATCAATAACGTCTATGAGCCAGGTAATGCCACTAAGCATATACCAGGGTTCATGGCTAATAATATGAATATGAAGATCTTTGTATTCTGTAAGAATGTATTTGACTATAACCCTGGAGTAAATAAAACTGATCGTATCTTTACAGCAGAGTATCTAGATGGATATAGTCTTACTAATGAATATATTGTAAAATATGGTATTGATTTCTTATATAACTACTCGGACTTGATTGAGTCTCATATTAAAGTTAAGAAACAAGATAACGGTCAAGTATCTTATATCATTGACCGTGTACCAGTAATCTCTTACGACTACGTTAATACTGAAGATAGAATCCAAGACTTCATTAATAACCTAGAGAAGAAACGTATTCATATTCTAGATTGTCTAAATGTATTAGAAGATAGCTTCGGTATCGATATCAAGTTCTTCAATACATATGGACCATCTAAACTATTCTATGTCGAAGATGGAGTTCCTCTAAATAGAGTTAACTTATCAATGACATTCAAGGTTAAGTTCTTAACTACTACAGATAAGTATCTAACTGAGTATATTAAGAATGATATTAGACACTATATCGAAGATAAGTCTAGAATCTCCGATATTCATATCCCTAATATTATTACATATATCACTCAGAAGTATGCAGAGAATGTAACCTACTTTGAGTTCTTAGACTTTAATGGATATGGACCAGCATACCAACACATCTATAGACGAGATGAATCAATTGTTGGTAAGATCCCTGAATTCTTAAACATTAATACAATTGGTACGCAAGATAATGAGCTAGATATCAATATTATTATAGCTTAATTGTATTAGTCTCTAACTCTATACGTGTAACAATTTAATAAATCTAACCTATTTTGGTTAAAAAATTAATTAAAACCTTTATACTTAAAAGTATACTATTTAAGGAGGATACTAATTATGGCATTTTTCGGTGGTCATGATACTGAAGATATCAACGTAACCCTTGAAAACTCCGCTATCTATGAAAGCGAAGTAGGTCTTGGCGTTATTGCGTTAGAATGCACTCAATTTGAAGCTGAAATTTTCGGCGATTGCGTACGTTCTGATATGAAAGAATATGCACTTGTTCAAGAAGGTGCTGATGTAGAAGCTTTCCAAGAAGGTGCTTGGGAAACTGTTAAAACTAAAGTTGTTGAATTCGTTAAAAAAGTTTGGGCTAAAGTTAAAGCCTTCTTCAACGGCTGGTATGCAAAAGTTGCTGCTCGTGTAATGAGCGACAACAAAGCTTTCTATAACAAATTCAAAAAATCTGTGGAGTCTAAAGATTACTCTAAATTAGAAGTTAAATGGGAAGCTCCTCAATCTTATAAATGTGACTCTAAAGGCATCGATGGTTTGTCCTTAGATGCACTTAAAGATGCAGATGCTAAACAAATTATTGAAAAAGTGTATGATCTTGATGAAACTGTTTCCAGCCATGCTGAAGCTAAAAAAGTAATCTTGAAACATGCATTCAAAGATGAAGAAACTGTTGCATATAGCACTGTTGCTAATGCAGTTGTAGAAGAATTGACTGGTGCTAAATCTGTTCGTGAAGCTCAATCTGAATTCAAGAAAGCTAACAACAAATTGGCTAGCGAAATCAAAAAACTTGAGTCTGAAAAGAAAGGTACTGAAAATATTGCTATGATTGCAAATGCAGTAGCAAAAGCTCATGTAACTTGCTTGGAAGCTAAAGTTGCAGTTGCTAAAAAGACAGCATCTCAAGCTCGTCGTACTTTTGCAAAACTTGTTGCATATAGTCCTAAAACTGAAGGTGCTGAATTCGACATGGAATTATTCATGGTAGAAGCAGATTCCTTGATGGTCGACTAATTATAAATAAATTTACGGAGGGTAAATATAATGGCATTTTTCGCTGAATCTACAGTTCAAGAATCTTATGAAGATCTTGGCATCGTAGTAAATGATTATACAGACTTTGACATGCTTGCTATGGAAGCATGTGATACAATTCAAGAAATGGACAATGCTATCATGTATGGTATTGGTCGATATGAATTGGCTACAGTTCGTGAAGGCGCTGAAGTAGTTTATACTGAAGGCATGCTCGATAAAATTAAAGATAAAGTTTCCAAAATTTGGAACTTCATTAAAAACTGGGTTAAATCCGTATGGGGTAAATTTATCGCATGGATTGAAAGCTATGTACGTGGCGATAAAGCTTTCTTATCTAAATATGAGAAAAAAATCGAAGAAAATCTTGTTCATTTGAGCCCTGACTTCGAAATGACTCTTAAATACGGTAAATACATTGTTGGTGATAAAACTGAAACTAAAGTTAGTGGTGATGCTCAATCTATTACTACAACTTATAGCAATAAAATCATCAGCGTTACTAAAGCTGCCTCTGCTAGCGATAGCGATGCTTATAACAAAATCTTAGAAGAATACGAAGATAAAATTCAAGACTTCAAAGAAGAATTCAAAGATACAGATTTAGAATTAGAAATCAATGCATCTTGGGTTCGCACTAATATTAAAAAAGTATTGGATATCATCAAAAAAGATGTATCTGATGCTAAAAAAGCAGCTGCAGCTGATGAAAAATTAGTTAATGATGCAGCTAAAGCTAATATTACTAATTATGAAGCACTACTCAAAGGCGCTAAAGAGGAAACTAAACCTCACATTAACGCTAAACTCTCTGCTCTTAAATCTTTCGCAAATAAAACATCCAAATTCGTTACTGCTGAAACTAGCCTTTGCATTAAATTAATCAAAGGTGCTAAATCTGATGCACGTGCAGTTTGTCGTAAAGTATTAACAGCAAAACCAAATCCTAAATACAATGAATCTGCATTCGATCACAAAGAATTCGATGCATATTTCGATATCTAATATTTAAGATATAAACCTTTGAGGAGAGAGATTCAATATCTCTCTCCTCTTTATTTTTATTAACTTTACCTTGGAGGTAATATAATGGAAGGTAATATGAAAGCTTTCTCTTTTGATAGCGTTCTACTAGATAAAATTAATACTCCAAGCCTTGTTGCTAAAACTTCCGATGCAACTTTACCTCAAGTTGTTAAGTTAGTTGATACATTTAAAACTAAGGCTTTGAAAGAAAACCAAACTTTCTACCGTAATATCTTAGAAAGTGAAACTGAATTGGCTGCTAGAAAAGCATATGACCAATTCTTTGGTACATTAACTCGTCTTAATACATTCTATACTGGAAAGTATGTAGATGTATTAGAAGACAATCTTAAACAGCTCAACAATTCTGGTGATGCTAGATTGATTGGTGCTGTTAATGAATACTTAAAAGAATTCAATGGTAATGATATCATCATGGAAGCTGAACTAACTATGTTCAAATTTGATGATGAAATTCCTTGCTCTAAGAATATCTTAACTGGTATCTTACACTTCTTCGGTGATAACTTCTATGAGTTATCTGAAGATGATGCTCGTAAGTTATTGGAGATTACTACTAATAACCAAAGTAAGATCCTTAACCGTGCTAAAGCTGAAATCATTGATGCTGATCCAGATGATATTGAAGTTAAAGATTTGTCCCGTCTTCCTGACATCTTTGTTGGTGAGACTACTACTAAATCTTTCCATAAAGAATGTGTTGGTAAATGTATTGAGATCGTTAAATCTGTACGTGATGATTTAGAAGATAACTTGAATAATACTAGAGAGATTAGCAAAGAATACAAGAAGCTTCTAAATAAAGTTATCCAATATAGAAACTCTACTAAGATTCGTGTAAATGCAGATGATTATATCCGTAAGATTGAACGTATTATCATTAGCATGATCTCTGAAATCTGGACTTATCATTTGACTGTATATGCAATCAAAGCTCAATATATCCGTAATAACTACTACCAAGCTAAAGCGTTATTATCCCGTGTCTCTATGATGGCTACTGAAGAAATCGTAGACGACACAGTTGAAGCTGTAGCAGTAGAATCTGCTAAGTTCTTAAAAGAACAAGAAGCAATGAAATTCACACGTCTTACTGACCGTGAAGTATTAATGAATCATATCACTGATATGAAGCACAATGATCTTATTATGGATTGCTGTATTAAAGAAGCAATGGTTCTCGCCGAAAGTGTAGATGTTGAAGGTAGATTGGCAGCTATCCATGAAGGTGCTTGGGATAAAGTGAAAGAATTCTTCAATAAGATTAAAGAATTCGTTACAAATCTCTTCACTAAAGTAGAGAACTGGTTTGATAAGTTCTTTAAATCCAATAAAGAATATCTTGAAAAGTATAAAGATTACTTAGGTAGAGCTACTGCTGGTTTTACTACAGTCAATATGCCTAACTATAAAGAAGGTCTAGTTCGTATTAAAACTCCAAAATCCCCTAACTTCAATGCAGTATTAAGTGATAATGTATTGAATGCGGGTGATGATAGCAATGCATTAGACGAAGTAATTAATACATTCCGTAAAGGTATCATTCCTGACTATAATGGCGGAGATGACTGGAAAGAAACTTGTAATAACTACTTTAAAGGCGGTAAGGATTCTGAAAAAGATTATCCTGCAGCTCAAGTACCTATTCAAGAATTAGCTAATGCAGTTTTAGATATTCCTAATATAGTTGAAGGTATCAAGAAAGATAAGGCTACATCTGATCAATTGTACAAATCTTTAGAGAGTGCAATTAATAGATTGGCTAATGCTGCTCCTAAAACTGAGTCTATGTATTTATATAATGATTCAGTATTCAGTGAAGATAATGGTGCCGTGCTTACTGGCGGTGGTAATCCTCCTCCAGCAAGTGGCACTAATACATCTAATAGTGTTGATATTGCCAATAAAGGTAATGCAACTATTAAGACAGTTAATGACAAAGCTACAGGCGATAAACCTGATAATAAGGCTGGTGTACAAGGCCAAAAAGTTATTAACAAAATGGCATCTACTATGAGCACTTACTATCAATGCAAATATCAAATGGCTGAGAAAATCATGTCTGACTACATGAAGATTATCAAAGCTCACGTATCTGCATATGTAAATGCTAATAACGATTCTGAAAAAGCTCAGCAATCTAACTAAAACAATTCCCCTATGGAGTCTAATCTCCATAGGGGATTTCTTTATATTTTCTTAGCATTGTCTGCTGTACTCTTAGGTAGCTTAGCAAAGTTCATATTTGTTGTAGAAACAAATCTTTCACCTTGGTTGGTATATACTTCAATCTTAGATAGCATTAAGTATTCAGTCGTATCATCTTTATGCTCTTTAGTATTGTTATTGACAATATATCTAACGTTCATATTGAAGATAGAGTTGTCTAATTGCTGTTTACTTAAAGATAGATAAGTAGACTTTAACTCTAATGCATGTTTGAAGTTCTTAATCAATCCCATATTGTCATTAGGAATACGGATTAACTTACGTTTACCTAAATCTTCTACTACTTCACTTAACTCTAAAGCTACATCTATCATGGACTCACCATTAGATCCAACCTTCGATAAATCGCTTATTCCGCTTATAGCAGTACTACCACTCTGGTATAGTGAAGATAAGTTACTTTTTAGCGCACCTATCGACTTATTTACATTGGTTATGGTATCCTTAGAACTGGCAATTGAAGATGCTGCAGTACTTTGTAAAGATTTAACATATGTATTTGCACCCTCTAATACTTGCTTAGAGAAATCTCTAGGAATATCTTTAGTAGAGTTTACTAGATTGCTTAATCCTTTACCGACATTAGAGTTTAGTTTAAGACTATCTTTCATTTGAGAAGCAAACTCTTTCATATTAGTTAGTTTACCACTACTGAAATTAAGATTAGCTTTCAATTCAGGTAAGTGAGATTTTAATGCTCTTAGATCTACAGTATGAGTTCTTATTGGATCCCCATGTGGATCTTTCTCAATAACGTACTCAATGGTATCTGGAGCATCCATTAGTTTATTAACTAGTAAGGAGTTACTATCAGTATACTTAGTATACTCTTCATTAAATCTTACCATACTAGTTTGATAGTGATCATTAGATTGCTCTTTCTTTTTAGGAATTCTACCAACTTGCTTAATTAACTCTGGCATATTGTCAGTATAGTTAGTTGGAGCAATTGCACCTACTAATGATTTAAAGTTTTCTATATGATATATCTGTCCAGTATATGCTTCTTTGAATTTACCAAATGTATCTTCAGATCCTTCAATGGTATCTGTAGATGTAGTCTGCATAACTACTGTACTCTTTAGAATAGATTCAAGAGTCTTTCTAATATCCATTGGTTCACTACCTAGTAAACCATCAGCTCCAACTATTTGTAATCCACCTTTTAATACAGCTGGTGGAGTTTCTCTTAATAGAGTCTCTGCTTGAGTTGCAACTGAGTCTATAGTAGATTTAGCAGTCTTAGCTTGCTCTACAATCTGATTAAAGTTACCCTTAATGGTATCAGTAGTCTGATGGATATTTTTAACTACATCTCGTACACTAGTAGATACTTTCTTGATACCATCAATAGTATTCATAATATTTTGATATGTACCGAGAATACCACCGAATCCTTTAGATTTCTTTAAGTAATCTTGTTGGATTGTTTTAGATGCATCTATTACTGCAGTGAAACCATTAAGCTCCTTATCAGTAATATTATCTTTACCATACTTAATATCAGTAGTTGGTACATCGATGATATAGCATTTACTTTTATCATCATCTTGGAAGCCTTCTAACATAGCTCCATCTTTATCACCCATATCGGATAAGTTAAACTTTACTGTTTCATACTTATCGAGATTACGTAATGTCGGTTTACCAGATTTAGATACTAAATAGATATTATCTAAGTCCATAAAGAAACGGTATCCTGTATTATAGAATACACGTACTGTATTCAAATACTCTAGGGTCTTAGATATAGACTCTTTAGGAGGAATAATCAACTGAGATACTGGTTCTGTTTCAGTAAATGGCTCAATTAGTAATGGCTCTCCTACATTGAGTAGATCGACGACTATATTCTGCATAGTAGAATCATATATTGTAGCATTGTTAGGACTAAGATTAGAGTTAACTAAGTTCTTAGAAATAAGACCTAGTTTAAGATATCTATTAACATCTTCACGGTCTTCTTCTTTATCACTAGTCTTAGCATAATCAATAGCACTAGTCTTGTTTACATCATCATCAGTAAGATAAGTAAACTCTTCAGTGAAGTATAGTTGTTTAATTGCCGCATCATTATCTAATTGGAACTTATATACCATCATAGTCATGGTAGCAGTCTTCATATTCTTAATGATATTATCAGCTAGATTCTTATCTATGATTAGGTTCATCGTCGCTATAGGCATATTGTATTTATCGTATTCTTTATATATAGTCAAATTCTTAATAGAGTTTTGAGGAATCTGTTTTGGTTCTTTATAATCTTCACAGTTATAGAAAAGATCTATATAGTACTCATATTTAAGCTGTGGCATATTATACACCTCCGGTTATCAAGATGTTCAGGTTAGCCCATTTTAACAAAAAAATAAATACCCATAGGAGTTGATCTCCTATGGGCATATTATCAGATTCTATCTAGATCAATAGGATTTCCTCTAAAGTATTTCTCATTAAGTAATTTAACCATATCAGGATCTTGTAGATTTACATCCCAAGATCTATCTAAATACCAATCAGTAATCTTATACAATTCAGTCTGATATACTAAGTCAATAGCTTTATATCTACCGACTAATTCATCTAATCTATCCTTAGCTAGTAAGACAAGCATCTCAGTAAAATCTGGTGCAATATAAGAATTTGGAATAGCATACTTATTGATTGCATTATTTAGCAGATTCAAAGCACTTCCTACATTGTTCATAGAGTATAGATCTCTATGCTCATTACGAGTTAATGCCATGAATAAACCAAACAACTCTGGGTTAATAGTTAAACACTTCTTGATAGTATTATCAGATAGCTTTTGTTTAGCTAAGAGCTCTATTAAAGCATTACCTTTATCTACAACTCTATATCTAATACCACCTTCAACCCATGTATGATCAATTACTACAGTTTGAGATTGAGCAAATACTGGTACAGCATACTGTAGAGTGCTAGTAGAGATAATAATATTAGGACTATTATCTTTTCTCTCCATGATATTTGCATAAATCATGACTGAAGTCTCGAAAGGTCCTTCAATGTAATAGATATCTGGGAGATATTTACATAGCTCTTTTAGAATAGCACAGTTCTGAATCATGAATGTAGTAATCATATCTGCCATAATCATCTTTTCCATATTACTACGATTATAGTCTGGATAGAATTTCTCATTCATCTTCATTGGTCCAGATGTTTGCATTAGATATATACGTGTATGAACTCCATAGTATTTTTTATAGAAAGCTCTATAATGGATACACATATTAACTACTGCAGCTGCAACAGATGATCTATTACCAACTGATACATCAGATCTATACATCTTTCTAAATAGTTGATATAAATCAATATAAATATTCAATACATTTGCACTACTACCAGCAAATACTGTATTAGTGATCTCAGCTAATGTCTCATATCTAATATAGTTAGCTACAACTATACTTTCAGCACTAGCTGGTCTATATCTTAACTTAAAGTTATTTTCCATTATGAATTACCACAGTTCTTACAATGAATACTTCTATTTAGCTTAGCAAAACATTCATCACAGATACCACTAAACATGATCTTTGATGGATGTCCTTGGGATTTACCACAGAATACACAGTGGAATGGTAATTGCTCTGCTTTTCTAATACGAGCTAAGCAGCTATCACAAAACATGATCTTCATATCACGTACATGACGTTGTTCAATCTTATGACAAGACTGGCATTCAAAATCCCATTGGTCTACATGCACTGGTTCTTCATTATCAAATACACAAGTCTCATAAATACAACGACCATTAGCATTACGATATACACAAGTAGTTCTTTGACATTTCTCAAACTGTTCATAAGGTGGCTGGGTTGCATTCTTAATTTCTTCCTGATTACCTGGTGTTAGTTGTGATGGCATATTTCAATCCTCCTATTATAAATATAAACCATATGTCATTACTATAATATATCACTTCAGTTTATTAAAGTCAAAGTAAGATACATTAGATGAATCTAAGTCTTGCTTGTTTAACTTATTAACTGTAGACGTATACTGAGTTCTATTATAAAGCATATTCATATATTTAAGATGGACTTCCACTCTAGGTTTAATAGAATAATACTTTCTTACAGTACCATCTATCACTAGAGTATCGTCTAACCATATATTAGAGTTAAACATATCCGAATACTTCTTGCCAATATTATCCCAGTCTGGTTTATTAGTAGGTCTAATCAAACCAATCTCCGCTAGGAATACATCAGTAGTATTGAATGAAGATGGAGTCTTAACAAATGCATTGAATTCTACATCACATGGGGTATAAAGCATTTGTTGTACTTGATTAAGTTCTCCACTATCTAATAATCGTTTCATGAATACATTATCTTCTTTACCAGTGATAGAGTATACATGAACAAACTGAGAGTTAGCCATAGCCATATTGGCTAAGTTATATCTATTAACTATTCTAAACCGAGGACGTGGAGATCCCTCTGGTTCTTCAAATAGTACTACTTTAATATCTATAAAGTCTAATGTATTCAACATTAGATCTCGTTTAGCTAGAATCTCCTGCTGTTTAGCTGGAGTCAATTTATATTTATCATACATCCACTCTAATCGTTCTTGAAAACCCTCTGGTATATTACCATACTTCTCTTCATATTCATAGAATTTCTGTTTACGGTTTTTCATATAGTCACCTCAAAAATAAAGACTTAAGGTACATTAAGTACCTTAAGTCAATGTTTTGGTTAGTATATAAATTTAGCCCTTATGGAATACACGGTTAGTGATTATATTAGCAATAGCATTAGTAATCTTAGTTTGAACTTGTGATGGGAAGTTAACTATAGATTGCTGTTTAAGAGCCATAAATAATCGAGCCGTACGACTAATATCTGGTTCATTAGTATTTACACCAGCCATATTTGCTAAGTAAGTAATCAAACCTACATTACCAAATGTATGGTTAGCACCTGTACCAAGTACTCTATCGGATGAGATAGCTAATTTACTATATAAGTCTTTAATCTCTAAGCTTACTTCTACCGTTGTAGGTAGACCATCTACTGTCCAACCACCTTCGGATCCTTTCTGGATAGACATGGACATCAATCCCATATCAATATTAAAGAATCCACGGTAGAATGCTCTAACTAAGAATGGAGAGATATATCCATTAGGAGATACTTGACGCGGAGCACACATTGCAATCAAATGCATTAACGGTACACCAATATTAACAAACCAAGATCTTCTATCATAGTCAGGAGATATTAGTTTAAGATTTATAGAGTAGCTAGTGGAGTAAGAAGAATCTGCCCATAGTTCTGGGAACTCTAGTTTACCACCAGCGAATACTGTCTTAGCGCCATTCATAAGCATACCCATGAAACCAGTCATTGTACCAGTACCAGCTTTCTTAGTCATAGCATCAGTATTCTGTGCATTTTTATTAAGTTCCTTAGCACCAAACATATCCACATCAAAGCCACTAATACCAGTTAAGAATTGTACTTCACGACCAATATCTGACATACTGTTGATTTTATCTGCTAAGATGCTTCGTGCAGTATCATTACCAAAGTTCTCAGAGATTTGTGTCTCAGAGTTTAAGTATAATCCTACACCGCCATAGTATGCAAAGTTATGAGCTATCTGATTCTTAGTTCTACTAAACCAATTGATATTACCAATAGTGTCACCATTATAGGTTCTATCATTGATATTCAAGAATACAGATAAAGCAGTACACATGGAGTTTACATAGTTAAAGTAATCTTCTGCTTCAAATTGTAATGTATAGTAACGCATCTCAGCTTCAGTATCGCTACCTAAACCGTCTAGACTTTGACCACTACTTGCACCAAATAAAGAATTCAAGATAGTCTTACGTTTAGTCTCACCATAACCAGCCATAAAGTCAGGAATACCTGGAGTTAGAACTAGTAATGGCATCTTAGTAAGAATCTTCTCATGGAATTTTCTACCATAACCACCAAGCTCTGGAATACGATTATCTACATTAGGCATCCATTGATATGGCATACCCATAACTGTAGATAACTCTTTACTAGTAAATCTAATACCATTACCTTGGGCAGCTCCATATACATAAGATGCATTAGTTCCAGCAGTAATTTCAGCATAAAGATTTTGAGCTCTCTTTTCAGATGCCTTTCTTGCTTCTTTATATTTAGCTGGATCTATACCAGACATTTGTAGCAAAGAATCACCCATAGCAGCTAATGGATCACTTGGCTTAGGAGGTGCTTTCTTAGATGCATCTTTAGCACTATCAATATTTGTAGTCTGTTCATCTTTAGACTTGCTATCTCCTGCTGGAGTATCTTGTTTATCAGCCGGCTTATCAGTTTGATCATATACTGAGTCATCCATATAAATAGCAGGGTTATCAAAAGGATTTGCCACTTTGAAATATTTTGTTAGGGGCAGTGCAGCTTCCCCTACTATTTTCCCAAGTCAGTATTTACTGTGTCATCAGAGAAGTAAAGACTATCAGATCGTTGTACCATCTTAAGGTCTTTACGCCATACCCATGTAGACATACCTTTCGGATAATCAAGTAAAGCTAATGTACGAGAAGAGTCCATGATATAAACTTCATGTGTCTTAGGTTCACATTCATTAGGATCAATAGGACGCATATAAGCATCTACTGCACCTTTCTTGATCATTACGATATCACCATGTTTAGTTTTAGCATCAGCATCTGGGTAATCATCGAAGCCTTTATATTCTTCGAAGTATACTTTAATGCCAAGCATAGATTTACGACGTACAAACCCACGGTCAAATTTAATCCAAATATTATTTTCTAAAGTTGGATCACTACCGTCTCTTTTATAAATCAAGCCAGGTACTACATATTCAGCATGAACAACTTGGCCTTTACGACAAATACCAACTACTTGTGCATAATCATCAGGATCTGTACGTACATAAGTTGGTGTATTATTTACATATTGGAATTTAGTATTTCGGATCATTTTCTCAGTTGCCATGATCTAGGTCCTCCCATTAAATTTAAATTTTTCTATTAATACAGTGTTGGGAGGGATCCTATAAGTCAGGATCCCATTTAACACCCATAATGTCCTTAACATGTCGATCTAGTTCAATTAATACTTTATTTAAAGATCCTAAGATTAATACTGAGGATACCATACGAGCATTTACTGAACCAACAGGTAAGAAGCTATGAATCTTTTCATTAGGTCTATATTCAGACGTAGGTTCTTTACCTTCAGGGAAGATCTCTTTTACTGTACCTTTAAGGGCAGAGAAGTAAACTAGTTTATCACCGACAGACATCTTATCATAATATTTGATAAAGAATTCTACTAATACTTTACCCTCACAGTGTTTTAATTTACCTACAGGAGGTAATACTCCAGATGTGCCGTATTGAGTTCCATCAATACCAAGTTTAGCCAACTTAGATTTCATCTTATCTACTGGACCATTGTGTTTATTAACAAAAGAAGCTAGAGATTTAGACATTTCAGAAGTTGGAATAGTAGAGTAGACTTTGATATCTTGTAGTTTACCAGTTACTTTGGATTTGACTTTGATTTTACCAATATCATCCATCAACTCATTAGATGCATCTCCAGTATTCTTTTGAATCATCTTATTGATAATATCAGTAGCATCTTGATCTTCTAATGCAGATCTATAAGACATCATTACTTCACCCTCTTGAAGGGATTTACCAATTTCAATACATTGGATATCAATATCTTTACCATCTAGTAACACATTAACTTGTAATACTATTTCAGATGCCATCTTAGTTGATAGATCTTGAGATATACAAGCACTATCTTCAAAGCCTTTTTCAGTATGCATAATAGCAATCTTAGTTAAAGTACCGATATTATATGCTAAGTTACCTATACCAATTTTATCAGAATAGCTTTCTTTATCATAAGCAACGATGTCTCCAGGTTTAATGGAGTCACCTTTCTTATATTTCTTAGGTGTATCTAGTTTAATTGTAATAAAGAAGCCACCATCGGAGTTCTTCTCTACTTTTTCTCGTAGATCGATAAACTCACGTTCATTCTTATTGGCTTTATTGGCAATAATCATATAGTCATCAGTAATTTCTTCAACTACAGCTGGCCATTTAGCCTTATGAGCAAATGTATCTGATGTTAAATATGGCAATGCTTGGTCTGCACCATTAGTTACTAATAATGGATGCTGCTCTGTTGTACGCATACCATGTTTTGCAGTCTGAATGAATGTCATTGCGGTACGGAATGGATCATCATGTGTTGTACCAAATGGAGTTACTGCTTCAGTGATAGATAATGTAGAAGCATCGGACATTCTATCTAGCTCACCACCAGATTTGATATAACCTTTAGTGGATTCAATACCCATATTGATAGTAGACTGACGGTTAATACCTACAGTGGCAGAGAAACCAGTAGACATAGATAACTTATTAATCATAGATTTATCATAAGTACGTTTATCTAAAGAATAACTTCTATCAGAGTTCATACCAGATAAGCCTTTGAAGGTAACTGTATTAGCAGACTCTAATTCTAATAATGGAGATAGCTTAGATAAGTCACTTGTAGTTACATCAGATAAAGCCATATCGATAACTGCAGATTGCTTCATAGTCATCTTAGCATCTTTACGATTGTTTTTGATTTCACGTAAATACATACCATAGCTAGTTGCTAGAGATTTGTATAAGAAGTGAACTAAACGTTCATTAGTACGGAAACGGTTACCAGTAATATCAGTATGACGATTGAATTTGTTAGTAGTCAATAAGCTACTAGCATATGCTAATACTTCAATATAGTCAGTAGGAAGTTTATAAGTCTTACATACTTCCACAGTTATAGGATCCATCATTAAGTTAGCAAATGAATCTAGACCATCAGCTCTATTACGACCACCAAAGTCATCTAATACATCTAACCACATGGCTTTTGTATCAATATCAGTTAAAGAATACTCTTGAGTATTGATTACTGATAAGCCATTCACTAGCAATGCTGCATCAGGTGCATAGTTATCATCAAAGGATAAGAAACCATCACTAAATCTAAAGTAATTCTTAGTATGAGTAGGACGTTTCTCACTTAGATCATATCTAATATCTGCAGCGTTTAATGCATTAGTCAATCCAGCAGTATATGCCATGACTACAATAAGAGGAATCTTACTATTCAAGATACTAGCTTGAGAGTAAGTCATTCTAGCACCAGGTTTCATAAATGTATTAGCATAGTTTCGTATACCAAACTGATCAATTAAGCTATAGGATACTGCAGATTCTGGTACAGTGATAGCTTGATTATCTTTAGTGATACCAATAACCATCTCACTTTGAGAAGGTTCAACTTTAACTTTCTTCTCTTCAAGTTTATGAATGAGTTCATCTCTATTGAAGTAATATACTCTACCATCTTTAGTAGTTACTTTATTAAAGATTTTAGATAACTCTACATACTCTGCAGGTAATTCATATTTAGCAGAGATCTTAGCATTATTACCTAAGTCAATCTTAGATGGAATACCAGTGATATCATCATTATCTTTTACTTCAAGCTTATAGTTGTTTTCTTTAAGCTTAGTTAAAGATCTAATTAAAGCATTAGTAGATTGGTTAATCTTACCAACTTGACCATATCTAGTAATAAAGATCTTATTGTAGTTGGATACTACTTGAACTGTATCTTCATCAGTCTTAATAATAGGTAAGTTAATCAACTGACCAGGGATAATCTTATCATTACCACGTAAACGTAAGAAACGTTTATTGATAATCTTAGGCATATCGAAACGTAATGTATGACGTTTACCTAAAGAGTCTTCTAAGTGAACTGTATAAGTCAAGATAGAGTCTTCAGATGTAGATCTATCTTCTACAGATACATCGATTACACTCATAGGGATATCTTTATTTTGGGATAAAGAGTGTAAGCACTTCATAATATCTGCATCGATATTATAGTCAGCTTCAAAGTTAGGTTTCTTTAAGTCAGACCATTCATCATCAATAGATTCTACTTTATCAGATAGATTAGTAGATTGCAATGGAGTATCTTCAGTTGCAACTAACTCTGCAATAGTAGAATTAGCTATTCTCTCTTTTAAGAATTTATCATTAAGATCATCCATACGAGCTTTACGAGTAGCAGAGATCTTGAATGTATCATCTTGGTCATTCTTAGCCTGTAGAATTAACTCTTTTAAGTCTACAGAGTTATCCATTTCTTTCTCTGCCTCTTCAGCATTCTTAGTAAAGTCTACTATAGTTTCAACTGACTGATTAATCTTCTCCTCTGTAGGTTTCTCAATCTTAGTTGGATCTATTACTTGATCTGCACCAGTGATGCCCTTAGCGACAATCAACTTAGGTTCATCTTGCTTTACAGATATAATAGGAGCATTTGGATCTATATATGATGCTCTACTAACATTATTGACTTGAATACCAGTTATGTCTTCGATTTTACCAATAAGTCTAGTCTTAATATCATCTTTATCTTCAGGGATATTGTCTTCTACAATATCATTATTTCTGATCTTCAAGATATTAGCTTTGAATAGATTTAGATTCTTCATATCCAAATCTTCCATATGCATTTTGAACCAACCAGTATGACCTAAGAATACAAAGTCAATACCAGCTAGTTTATCTAGAGTCTCTGTAGGTTTCTTAAAGAGTCTAACTATCATAGAGAATGGATTGATAGATTTACTGAATTCAAATAATGAAGTAGTTGGTATACTACCAGCCCATTCATTAACTGGAATGAATACAGTCTTCTTAGTATATCCCTTATAGTTAGGATTATTAATAAAGCGATCAAATAGAGCATATAGTAGATCTACAGCTTTATCTCTATTATATGCTTCACTGATATCGAATAACTTATTATAGATATGATTGTCAATGTAGATATTCTTATTCTTATACTTATCTATTGTAGGATAAGTGAATCTAATATAATTACATTGCTCTTTGATGTTAGCTACTCTACTTTTAATAGCATTATAGTTACGTAGTCTTTCACGATATAAGATCTTTCTTAATCTTACATCAAGTACATTCTCAGGAGTTGCTTCAGAGAAGAAAAATAGATTGCCAGAATCTTCAAAATGAGATTCTGTTACTATAGGATTATTTCCATATACTTTGGATACATATGGATCATCCACTTCTAAGGATTCATTTACAATTTTATTTGAGTTAATCAAATACATAGCATTCCATTCAAGGAAGTATGAGTTATACATGTTTAGGTTACTGACTAATGGATGATTGATCAAGTTAACTGATTGATCAAAGCTTTTAGTCATTAAGAAAATAGCACTACCATGTCGTTTATCTTTCTTATTGAAAGGAGTAAAGAATGGAGTTTTTATGAGTCTGAAAGGTTTAACCTTATCTATATTAATAGGCATTGTAGTACCTCCTTCACTTATTCTATTGTTAAAATTATATCGTTTAACTTCATTTTTCATCTAGTTTTCATATAACAATCTAATAGGTAGAATTAACCGAATATTATAAAACACACCGAAACCTTTTACAAACCAATTTAAGATCCCCATAGTATTTTGGATTCTATAGGTAAACTTTAACATTTTACACAATTTGTTACCATGAATTGTAAACCGCTTATGACATAGAAGAAATACTATTTAATTTCATTATCTATCTAGGCTAATCTATTGTGGGGTACTTAAACCATGATGACAGGGTGATTAATATTATAATGGAACGATTCAATTCTACACTTTCTTAACTTGGATTATGTCCAATCAACGATTAAAACACTTAACCGTCTATTTTATTTACTTAATACGTAAATACAGCGAAAATTCTTATTACGATTATTATCGTACGCTGGACAAAGAAGAATTTACAACCCTAACGAAAAAGCGAAATTAGCAATCATACCCGTAGGCTTCCCCAAAGTCTACGGGTGTTTCGCCTGTCTAAATATCTAATAACCAAAGTACATCCCAGTATGGAGGATTAATATAATTATGGATAAAAAAGACTTTATAGTTGAGTTATCTAAGATGACTCATAAAGAATTGAATGATTTTATTAAGTCTAAGGGTAAGATTAAACTAGTGGAAGCTATTATTGAGAATGCAAAATCATTCGACTAGTTGATTATTAATACCCTATTGTATTAAAATATAACACATGCAACACAAATGTAATCGAATGATTCCATTTATTTTTTAGGAGGATTGAATCATGGATAAAGAAAAAACAGTTCTTGCACTTGTTAAAGATGTGCGAGACAACTTAACTAATGCATCTGCTTCTCATAAAGATGAAGTACGTGTAATGCAAGCATTCTTAAACGATACTTCTTATGAAGTAGGTGTTTATGACAAAACTGGTAAAGTTGGTGTAGTTGCACCTGCAAAAGAGTTCCGCAGTGTACTCTCTAATGCTATTGTAGCTACAACTAAAATCAGCAAAGAAGAAGCAGATTCTTTAGTAGCTGGTTATGAAGCTAAAAAAGCTGATGCGGAAAGTATGTTAACAGTATCCAAAGAGTTCTTGAATACATACTTACAGACCAACCGTAAAATTGGTCTTGGTGGACGAGAAAAATCTAACGTATCTTTGATCAAGAAAGAAATCAAAGAATCTACACGTTCTTATCCTAAACAAGTTGGTGTAGATGCTGCTGGTAAACCTATCTATGAAAAAGCTGAAGTTAAAGTAAGTCCATACGATTCCATTAAGGTTTCTAGTCCTTGCCCAGCATGGATTAAGAAATAAATTTCTATATACTACTATATAGATATATTTCAATTCCCTAAAGTATCCCTAAGGTGGTTAATCTACCTTAGGGGTATTTTACTCTAATACAGTATGTACATTATAGTGAGATGCTTTTAGACATAATTTCTCGCTTTCTTACACGGACTAGGTGAGTCATGACACCTAGTCCACCTCACTTTTATTTTTAACACAACGTCTACATATAATTGTAGGATGAAAAACCTCTTTCTGTCATGGGTTTGTCCATGTTTCATCCCACGCAATTATATTCAATCCAAACTAATACAGATTCCCCTAAGAGCCTACGGTTCTTAGGGGGTTTGTATTGTTAACATATAGATAGTGTACGTGTTGCATGGTACGCTATGTGTTTCATTACAAACATTCCTCATAGACATATATTAGCCCAAGGGTCATTTGGATCCTTGGGCGATATATGTTGGCATTTTGAACATTAGGATAATTAAAAAGAAAGGAGGCTCCACATTTGGCGACTCTAAAGATAACAAATTATCTTAAGAACTTAGGCAAGTCAGTACAGTATGCTGCCGCTGCCGGGTTTAAGGAAAAATATGATACTACATATACTAGTTTCGAGCAAGCTAGTACTGCATCTAGAGTAACTGCTAATGCTATTGTAAACTATAGACAGACTTTTAAGAAAGCTCATGACTATCTTATGAAGAGTACTGTCTATGAAGCTACAACTACTGCATTTAAGAATGCCAAAGCTGATTTAAAGACCGGTAAATTATGGAATGAAGATCGTGCAAATAAAGCAATGTTTGGCGATGATGATTTCGACTGGAACTTTGATGAAGATGGTTTAGATTTTGATAACGATAGTGATTCTAGTCTAAATATAACTGATGGTGATAGAGCTGTTGCTAAAACAGTTCATGATGCATCTAAGGCTAATGCAGACCAAATCTCTGACTCAGTATTAACTGCTGCCAAATATAATGCTGATGTAACTAAACAGACTGCATCGTTTATGTTTGCCCAACAGGAACGCTTATTCGGTAACTTGAATAACTCTATTATGGGTCTTGGTACTACAATGGGTAATATGCAAAACTTCATGACTACAAACATGCAGACGCATATTGAAAACTCAACCAAGTACTTTGAAGAGTCAACTAAATATCAACGTGAAAACAATGCTATCTTAAAAGAACTCTTGGATATGGAACGTGAACGTTTCAAAGTCTGGGATGCTGATAGACAGGCTGAAAGTAAGCGTTTAGATAAAGGTGTTAAACAAGATATCACTGACATCTTATCAGGTGGTGTAATGGACTGGGGTGCATATGCTAAGCATATAGCTAAAGGATTCTCTAACCAAGCTGATAATATGGGCTTAGGTATGCTATCTAAGGAAATGGTAATGGGTATGGCTTCAAACCCATTACAATTTATTCCTGCGATGCTTGTATCTCAAGCAATGGGTAAACCATTAGAGAATGCTATTGGTAAATTCAATAAAACTCTAACTGGTCTATTTAATCAGATCAATGCTGACTTACTTCGTGGTAAGAATAGCGGTGGTATGTCTGAAATACTTGCTGATATATTTGGTGTACGTATAGCTAATAAAGATAAGATTGATACCAGTAACTACAATAAAGGACAAGTTCCTTTTGATGGTATTACTCGTAAATCTATCGTAGAAGTTATCCCTGGATACTTATCACGTATCGAAGCATTACTAGGCGGCAAAGAACGTCTATATGATTTCGATAAAGGTAAGTTCATCTCTAGGGCAGAGATTAAGAAAGAAAGAGAGCAATTTAATAAATCATATAAAGATCGTGCTACATATGATATGAAGAGTGCTCTCAATTCTGACTTTGAAGATATTATTAAGTCTATGAAGTTGGATAAGAATAGTGCTGATCAACTCAGATCTATTATTCCAGACGTAATAGATACACTCTATGCTAGCGATGGATCTTGGGATGCTGTTATGGAAGCCTATGGTGGTTCCAGAAATGGCAAGATTCTAAAACACGTTTCTAAGTATGGTAAAACAGCTAAAGCTAGACGTACTACTGCATCAGATCATGCAGATGCTAGTCGGTCTAAAGCTAATGCTCTACTTCAAATGGAAAAAACAGGTGATTCTATTTTCCATTATGAAGATAATGATAGTGCTAAATTTGCTGGTAGCAGTATTATAGCTGCTAATGCAGAAGTATCTAAAGAATACCATGATAAGAGCCTTAACTTATTGGAAAAGATGCATAACGAGTTATTCTTAATTCGTACTAGTGATTTCCGTAAGAGTAATAATATGGCTGTCAATAACCGTCTTATGAAGATTATGTCTATAGATGGTGATAGACCTCAAACAGTTAAAGATGTAGTTCTACAAGAGAACCGTGCTAAGAAGGTAATTGCTACTGCAGCTAAAAGTAGTAGTGGTTCTTCTTCTACTGATACTGGTTTAGTTGACTTAGAAAACTTATCTGATGCTGACTTTGAGAAAAAGCTAAACAAAACCATGGGTACTACTGAAGGTAAATTTGATGATATTACTGGGGCTAAAGGTATCAAAGGTAAAGGTAAAGCATTAGCTACTAACTGGTTTGAAGTTGTTAAGAATCCTAGATTATTCTTAGCTGAAGTAATTACTAAGGTTGATGATAATCTATATGACTTCTTCTTTAATCATGAGACTGGAGAGAAAGACAAAGAAGGTAATGAGATTCGAGGCTTCTATGATAAGATGGCTTATGAATTAAAAACTACTTTCAATGAAATCAAAGGTTGGATTAAAGAGAAATTCTGGGAGCCTGTAGTTAAAAAGGGTTGGGGTAAAGTAAAAGACTTTGCTAAATCCCTTGGGTTAGATTGGTTTAAAGATGCTAAAGATGGATTCTCTGGAGCTGCTACATCTGCAACTAGATCTGTATCTAGAACTATCTTTGGTGAAAGAACTGGTGCACCGGTTGCATCTGCAGAAGATATGGCTAAAATGTTTGGTTTAAACACCGGCAATGGTCTACTTGGTGCATATGCTAATGGTTCATTATCCGTACCAGAGACTGCTTTAACTACAGTATCTAAAGGTGAGTTAATTATCCCATCTGATTTGAATCCATTCAATCCAGATAGAGATAAAGCTGACCGTAAGAAAGATCTTCAAAATGAATTAAGATTACAACGTTCTATCTTAACTCATGCTGAAGGTGGTAACCTTTTAGACCAAGGTAAGAACCTTGCTCAAATGGTTGCTAGTAAAGTACCAGCTGAAATGAGAAATGCTATCCGTGGGAATTCTCCTAAAGAGATCATGGGTAGTATCTTAGAATACGCAGTTGGTAATATGAGTGGAAAAGTAGATGGCTTTGATGGTAATGTTGCTGGAGAAGCTGTTAAGGCTACAATGTCTAGTGCCTTAGAGAAAGGTTTAGATAAAGTAGAAGACTATTCTAAGACTCTTGATCCAGAAGTTGGTAAAGCACTTGCTGGTGATGTAGCTAAACTTAGAGGTAATACTGCTAAGTTTGCCGGTAGAACTGGATTTGCTGGTGCAGTTGGTGCATTAGGTGCCACTGCTATTTTAGGCCCTGGTGGTTTATTAGCTGGTGCTGCTATTGGTGCTGCTACTAATATTATTAGAGAAAGTGATACTGCTAAGAACTTCCTATTTGGTAAAGAGTTAGGAGATGGTTCTCGTGCAGGTGGTCTTATCTCTCGTAAACAACAAGCTCTCTTTAAGAAATATATGCCTGACCTAGCTAAAGGTGCAGCTGCTGGTGTTATTCCTAGCTTAATGCTTGGATTCGGTCCAGTTGGTGCTATTGCTATTGGTGGGGCTTATTCTTTGGCTAAAAATAATAAGACAGTTAACGAAAAGATCTTCGGTAAAACTTATTATGACAAAGATGGTAAACCTATTGGACGTAAAGAAGGGATGATCCCTAAGAAAGTTCAAGATTACGTTAAGAAAAATATGCCTAAGATTGCAGGCTTTGGTGGAGCTGCTGCTCTATTGGATCCTACAGGAATGGGTTTATTAATGAACTTTGGTCTTGGTGCTGGTTTAGGATTATTAGGAACGTCTGATAAGTTTAGAGATATGATGCTTGGTAAGAAGAATGAGAAAGGTGAGCGTGAAGGTGGTCTAGTTGGTGCTCTTAAAGACAACGTAATTAAACCTCTTCAAAGCTTTGGTCGGACTCTATATCAAGACTTCTATAAGTTTATGGATTATAATTTATTCAGTCCTCTTAAAGGTACTGGTAAACTTCTTGCACAAAGTATCGTAAACGTTGGACGTAGCATGAAGTACGGATTGTTCAACGTATTAGAGAAAGCATTTGGTGGTCCATTTAGTGCACTTATTGGTAAACAAGTATCTGATATGCTTCTTAAACCGTTAGGTAAAATGATGGGTCGTACATTTGGTGGTGTTGGAGAATTAGCTAAATTTGTAATCGGTACTCCTATAAGAGGTATTGGTTCAGGTTTACGTAAATTCAATGACTGGGGTAATAGAGGATTAATTAAGAAAGGCCAAGCAGATCATCTAAGTGCCCAAGAACGTCTCAACTTAATGGGCGATCAAGAATACGCAAATAAAGAACGAGACAAAATGTTAGCCACATCCTCTGCTAAGGATTTAGGTGAACTTGAAAGTAGCTTGAGTATCATGAAGAGTCAATTTAAAATTGGCGGTGGTGATTCTCGTAAAGAAATCAAAGCTATTGAAAATGCTCTTAAACCTTATATGGATGCTGGTTCTATTAAGAAGATAACTAGATTGATTTATGATGGCGATAGTAGAGGGGCTTTAGCTCTAGTAGATCAATTAGATCTTGATAGTAAGTCTAATAAGAAAGTTATTGATATCATTACTAAAGGCATTGAACGTGTTCAAATTGCTAGAGGTAAGAAGAAATTCTCCGATGAGCAAATTAATAATGCTAAAGCTCACTTAAAGAAACTCAATATTGATCCAACAGATAGAAAGTCTCTTGGTATTGCATTAGATCAAGTTAGAAGTGAACGTGATCGTGCAGAGACTGCTGAACGATTAGTTGGTGCTAATGGTGAAAAGTTTACTACTGAAGAAGCTAAGAATGTAGCTGAAGGTATGCAAACTACAAATAATATCTTAACAGACATCCGTGATGCTTTGATTAAATCTGAGCATGGTGGAAATGATAAAGATTATTATACCGATCAACAACGTATGGCTGATGGTGTTAATGCAGTTAATGCATTGAATAATATGGATGCTAAGTCTAGAAAACTAGTTGAGAGAAACTTAGGTCATCTCAATATTACTGGTACAGATACATCTTTCATCACTGGTAAGAAAGGTAAAGCTAACCTTAAAGCCTTGAAAAACTTACCTGAAAGTATGGAGATTGATTTGGATAAATTAGCTAAGCTTGATGATAAGACTATTAAACGTTACAGTCAACTTGCTATGGTAATGGGTCCAGTTGCAATCAAATCCATAGGAGATCCAGCTGAATTAACTAAGCTTACTGATTCTTCATTCAAGAGTATTGTAACTATTGCTACATATCTTGGTGAAAAAGCTAGAGGTGCAGGTCAAGTATTCAACTTCAAAGAGAATCTTTCTGACTTTATTAAGATGCCTAATGACCGTCTTGAATTCTTAGGTAGATTAATCAACTATGGTTTGAATCCAGCTATGTGGATTGAGACAGCAGAGTATGCATGGGATAAACGTGGATTGATGACTTCAGGTATCTATACTCCACATCAATATGCAGAAATGCTTAATGAGATGAATGATAAAGACAGTAAGTCTAGTCTTGCAAGCATTAACGCTGGTTTGAATACTGCATTATCTAGTGGTGGAGCTGATCAAGCTACACAAATTAGTAGTGGTAGTAATGGTCAACGTAAGTTTGATAAAGATGGTAATGAAGTATATGTATCTACAGATGGTTCAGTTAATACAGCTGATACTGAATCTGGTCGTGATAAGAAGAAAGCTGAAGAAGAGAAAGATGAAAAGAATGCTGAACGTCAGGGTTCTATCTTCTCTAAAGCTCTTGGTAAGATTAAAGGCTTCGGTCAATCTATGAAAGATGGTGCCGGTGCTGTTAAAGAAAAATCTCAAGGATTCTTACATGATATCGTAGATAGTGTTATGGGTAAAGGTGGTCTATTTGGTGGTATTGGTACTATCCTTGGTGGTGGTATGCTATTATCATTCATTGCACCAATGCTTCCTGAGATAGGTAAAATCTTAACTCATACATTATTACCTGCTGTAGGTGGGTTCTTAAAAAATACTGTTTTGCCAATGGTCTTAGGTGGTCTTAAATCTGCAGTTACTGGCCTATTAGGTGGGGTTGTTGGTAGAGAAGAGAAAGTTAAAACTGATGAAAATGGCAACCCAGTACTCGATGCCGATGGCAATCCAGAAATGGAAGTATCTTATAATCCAACACTTGAAGGTATGCTATTCAATGGTGGTGTATTAGGCTTCTTAGGTTATAAAACTTATAAAGTTGCTAAAGGCGTATACAATGCCGGTAAATCTATCGTTAATGGTGCTAGTAAACTTGCGTCTGGTGTCGGTAGAGGATTTAGATTTGGTAAAAATCTAAAAGATGGTAAGAAGTTCAAAGATGCATGGCAATTAAGTAAAGCATCTAAAGGTGCAGCTGAGTTAGTTAAAGATGCAGATAAGGCTAAGAACTTAGCTAAAGCTGGTAGATTTGCTGACTTTAAAGCTGGCTTTAAAAATAGTATGGGTCTTCATATGGAAAGTGCTAAGAATGCTATCAAATCTGGTGCTAATAGAGGACTTAACTTTGCTAAGAGTAAATTTACTCCAGATAAAGTATCTAGCTTCTTTGAAAAAGCTACTGATGTAGCTAAGAATGCTGGTACTAAAGTAATGGAATTCTTAAAAGAAGTTCTTACTAAAGGTATTGAAAAGATTTCTCAGTATATTCCTAAACTAGCTGAGAAAGGTACTCAAATTGCTCCTAAGATTGCTGAAGTTGTATTAGCTGGTATTAAGAACTCTGCTAAGTTTGCTAAGCTTGTTGCTAAAGCTTCTGCTTATGTAGGTGCGTCTATGACTGGTATTGGTACAATTGTAGTTGCATTAATTACTGCATTAGACTTAGGTTACTCTGTCACTAGAGGTATTGAATCTTGGTACAACGTTGCTGAAGTATTAGCAGATGAAAATCCTCCAACTGATGATGTTAAATGGTTAGCAGGTTTAGCTGCTGCTATTGACTCTGTATTATTTAGCGTTATCGGACCTGAAGTATTCTTTAAAGTATTGGCATACATGTTTGGTGCTAGTGAACTATTAGCTCCATTACAAGAACGTGCACAAAAAGCTTTAAGTGATTATAACGCTTCTAATAACTCTAAGATTGAATCTATTGCAGACTTCAATGATGATGTAGTTATGGAAGGTCAAGGTGGATTCTTCAATGATGTGAAGAAGACATTTGGATTTGAAGGCGCTCAAGTTAAACGATATGCTGCAGCTCCTCCAGCTCAACCTACTCCTGGTAAACCTCAAGGTGCTGGGAAAAATGGTAAAGCTACTGGTGGTGGATTGATAGGTGGCATGGGTAAAAACTTAGATAACTTATCCAAACAATCCTCTGGTTTATTAGGTGGTATTACAAGTAAAGCTAGTGAACTACAAACAGCAGTATTTGGTAGTGGTAAATACTTCAAACAAACTGATCCAAGATATGCTAATATTAACTTTAATACATCTGGAGATAGTATAAATCAGACTATTGGAGATTCTGGTTGTGGTCCAGTTGCTGGTGCTAACGCTCTCAAAGCCCTTGGTGCAGGTACGATTAATCCAGCCGAAGCTTCTAATTTCGCGATTTCTGGGGGGTACAAGGGTACTGATACTGGGGTAGCTCCATCCTTCTTTGAAGGCTATGCTGCAAGCCATGGTGCTACATCTTATTCCACTGATGCTCGTGGTACAATTAATGCTCTTAAGAGTGGTAATCCAGTTGTACTTCAAGGTGAATCTAAAGCTGGTACATCTAGTGCACATCCATTTGGATCTTATCCTCACTATGTAACTGCAACTGGTTATGATGCTCGTACTGGTAAAGTTACTATTCAAGACCCTGAGTCTAATCGTGATAATATGCAATATAATATCCGAGATGTATTACGTAATACTACTACAGCTAATGCTTTCGGTAAAGGAAGATTTGGTCGTGGTAAGTTAACTCAAGGTATTAGATTTGGTCGTGGTGTTGAAAGCAATGTACCTATAATTTGGAATAAACTCCAAGGATTAGGATTCGGTGATATTCATACTGCAGCGATCATGGGTAATATGGCTATTGAATCTGGATTTGATCCGGCTATTAATGAAGGTGGCGGTGGTGGTGGCTTCGGTCTCTGCCAATGGGATGACCGTAAAGGTGACCTTGCTGAATTTGCTCAAAGAGCTGGTAAAGATCCATCTGATTTAGATATCCAATTACAATTCATCAAGTATGAATTACAAGGTCCTGAATCTGCAGCTGCTTCTGAGTTCTTTGCTGAGACTAGTGATATCGATAAAGCTACAGAAATCTTCTGTACAAAATATGAAAGACCTCATATGCCATCTGCTAACTTAGAAGGACGTAAACAAGCTGCAAGAGAGATCTTACAATCTAAAGGTACTGGTAAAGTAACTAGTATTGCTGGTGGTAAAGCTGGTTCTTCTGGTAGTGCAAGAAAACCTGGTCTATTATCTCCACTCTTCGATATGTATAACAAAATGAAATCCAGTCTAGGTGCAGTACTTGGTATTGACTTAGGTGGTAACATGGGTAGTGCTATCGGAGGTATTGGTGGAGTAGGTGGTGCAGTTGGTAACGGTAATACAAAAGCTGCTTCTAACTGGGCTGATTCCATGGTAGGTCAACAAGGTTATGGTAATAACGGTTGTACTACTTTCGTAAATAAATATCTTGATCAAGCTGGTGTTAAACAAATCGATATGTATGTACCGACTGCTGAGACTAATGCTCAAAATAGTGGTACTCCATATGCATTTAAATCAGCTTCTCAAGGTGGTGCAGAAGGTGACGTTGTATTACTTAATACTCTCAAAGGTGATGCTGAAGCAGATCATGTAGTTATTGCCGATGGTAAAGGTGGATATTGGGGTAACTCCTCCAGTAGAAACGAAATCGTTAAAGGTGATATTGCTAATGACTTCGGTGCTGAGAATATTAATGGTTACATTGCAACAGGTGGTAGTGGTCAAGCTAGTGTACCATCTGGTTCTGCTACACGTCCACAATCTGAGATTGTTGGTGACTCCACATTAGATCTAGGTACAGGTAAACGATTTGGTCGTGCTAAAGGTATTCCTAAAGCAACTCAAATCGCTATCGAAGGTCGTGAATCATTCAGAGAACAAAACCAAGCTGTTAAACAACAAGTACGTTTTGGTCGTGGTTCTGATGATATCAGTTCAATGGTACCATCTGGTAATGATACTTCTGAAGAGATTCGTTTATTGAATGCTATCTACGTTGAATTGACTAAGATTACTGGTAATACTGCAGGTATTGGTGTTCTGCAAGACAATCAAGCTAAGACTGATGCTAAAGTGACTACAGTACAATCTGGTCTTCAAGGTGCAATTGGCACATTAGGTAACAAACTTAATGAAAAGATTAACATGGTTTCTCAGAATATTCAAGGTCAAGTTAACCAAGTGACTAAGAATGTATCAGGAAATACTATCAATCAATTACAATATTTAGCTTCTAAATAACAAATTCCCCTTAGGATCATAGTAATCCTAAGGGGGATTTTTTGCTTTTGTAAAAAATTACACAACTAACAACGAAGTAATAAAAATTATGTATGAGATGGAGTAGGTATGATAAACCCTACACGATCGAAAACCCGTGGCTAATTGGCGAAACTCCCGCCATAAACTTGCAGGTACGGATGCATGGAAAACGACTCCATGCAGTGGTACACCCTAACAGGTGTGCTTGACGTAAGCCCCTGCGGTTCCTCACAGTTGACTGAAGCAGACGAGAAGGTAGGAATACCGCTCTTTTTTTCGTCTGTTTTGGCTCCTTGTGGGGGGGGAGGGGGGGCAGTATAAACGAAAGTTTATACGTCACCTATGAAGAAGTGGAGTGCGGACGGGAACGGATGAAATAGGTGACGTATAAATAAAAGAAGTTTATACTAACTGAAACGTGAGAAAGATGTGTTGAATATCTATATTCAACTTTATCGATATACTAAAATTCATTGAAATAAGATTATCAGTATACTATTCAGTAGTATACTGATATAATATCTATCAATATATCAATTGAATAGAAGTTA